TCACCTGTAAAACTCTGATGTGTTCGCCCTTAATCACCACCGTATCGCCGTCTATGGCGTGCGGTGTGGCGTAAAGGGCTAAGGCTAGAAGTATCACCGCCTAAAGTGGTGGCATTCGTTGATAGGTCGTAAGCAATCTCCGCAAATTGGCATTTGTTAGTTGCTCATCTCTTCTAGTTCTAGTGTCATAGCACAATCATCACAGATGTATTTGCCTTCATAAGTTTTTGCTATCTCCCACCAATTAGAAGTATTTATCTCCCATTTGCAAGAACTGCATTTGATGTTGTTCATTATTCTATTCTCCTATCTTGTCGCTGCTTAGTATTCCAAGAATACATAGCAAGATTATCGGGACAACCGCTAAAAGTAAAGCGTTCATTTGTTGCTCTCCTGTCGCTTGTCGTATGCCCTGACTCTTGCCATTCCTCGCCTGTGTGCGTCTCGTACTGTGTCGAATAACATCAGACACCCTCCGACAAGCCCCGCGTAAATTATGAGGACAAGCCCTGTATTGAGTGCGCTTTCCATTAGTTGCTCACCTTTAGGTACTCACGAAATAATTTTGTCGCTTGTGCGTAGGTGTAGCCTATGTATCGCTTACTTATCAAGTACCCGCCCTCCATAATTGAAAGGGTAAAACCGTCTACCGCGTGTCGGGTAACTGTGACCTCTCTCATTAGTTCACCCCTTGCAAACTCTCAGCAATGGCGCGACGAATGAGGTTCTGGTGCTTGCTTGTTGTAACGCTGAACTTTTGGCTTACTACATACCAACCTTGCCCGTCTGTGTGCCAAGCGATAGGGGTATCGTATGAATAAACTACATACATTCCCTCTGAATTCTCTCGACTTTCGGTTAACTTGTCGCTTTCCCATACATTCAGACGCCCTGTTTGAGGTCTGTATTGCTCAAACTTGCCCGATAGGGCAGACGCCTTGAATTCTTGGCGTGTTGCGATGTAGTGAATAGCGTCTTTCTGGTTTAGTGCTGGCATTGCCTTGCCCCTGTCTGTCGGTTGTGCTGGTAGATTTTCTACCCGTACCCCGCTAGAGTCTCGAACTCTGCGCCCTCTGTCAAGGGTGCGGGGCTGTGAGTTGCCTCACTTAGTTGCTTTTTTGTGGTTCTTTCTTGTGCATTTGCCGCAAATCTTGTGAGCCGTAAAGGCTAGCAATAAATCGCTATCATCTCCGCATTGTTGGCATTTCATTAGAAGTTGTCCTCCCACATCTTGAAAGCCCACACGCCGACGCCCGCAAGGGCTAAGGCAATCACGGCGAATGGTAGAACCTGAGCCCCGAAGCCCCAAACAAATAGCGCGAGATTTCCCTCATTGTAGGCGTCGGCTGTTACCTGTGCCCAAGTTGTCAAATAGTTAATCATTTATCTGTTCTTCTTCCTGTCTATGCTTGGGAACTGTTTCCCTTGCTTGTGAGATAACTCTCTCACGCTGAGGGATACCGTGTCAAGGGCAAAACGTGTGATTTACATCACATTATCCGACAAGGGGGAAACCCCTAAAAGCACACGGGTGAGAGATTGTCAAGGGTGAAAGCCTGTGAGTTACATCACACCGACGGAACTTCTGCAAGTAATCGGGTGAGGGATTGAGGGGTCAATTCTTGATTGGATTTATAACGGGGGGAATAGCGACACTAACAGGGGAGATAGTCACCCGCTCACTCTTAGGTTTCGCGGTTCTTATTTGCTCAATATTCTGTCATTTATAAAACTCATTCATAAATTTATTACTCATCAGTAAGACTCTAACTGTCAGGTTGAAGTATAGGGTTCCCGAAATGTCATCCGTCAGGATGATTTGAGGGGGCATTGATTAAATTCGGTCCAATATATATTCTTATAGTCATTCAATAAATTTCTGTTATATTCTAGAATAGCCCTGCTGACCAGGGCTTTTATATATATAGCCCCCCTTATAAAAATATATTGAAACCGAGTGTTCGGTTTTGGCACTTCCAACAGGTTATCTTGTATAGATGATTAAATAATCATCATAGTTCTAAACGAACTCGCTTCGTTTGGGACTACGCTCGTTTGTTAGTTATAATATATAAATAACTAATAATTAATGTTGAGTAAACGCCAGAGTTATGCCGTTCGGCAGGTAGCGTTATTACACCGATATAGGGGACTCTATTATGGCTAACAGAGGGCGCAAGCCTGGGGTGCAAAACATCTCCAAGAAAGAAGCCCAGGAGCGTATGCTCCAACTTCTGGAACAAGGTGCAACTATTACCGCTGCTATGGCAGCCGTGGGACGCAACGATGTTACATTCCGACAATGGTCAATGCAAGACCTTGAGTTTAAGGATAGAGCCGACAAAGCACGCCTAGCGGGTAAAGGTGTCAAGGCTGACCTGAAAGACCTAAAGGATATCTCCTTTCCCGACTTCTGTGAACAGTTCTTGGATTCCAAGATGTTCCCTCACCAGTTAAACTGGCTAGACCTGATTGACGGGGTTGAGCCTCGCTGGATGCCAGCAGGTATGACCTACGAGCCAGCAGACCCTGACCGTGTACTTATCAACGTACCGCCTGAGCACGCCAAGTCTACTACCATCACAACCAACTACGTTGTGTATCGAATTGTTACAAATCCCAATATCCGAGTCATTATCGTTTCTAAGACTCAAGGTATGGCGCGAAAGTTCCTTGGTGCGATTAAGACTCGTCTTAGCCACCCAGCCTATATGAAACTCCAGACTGCCTTTGGTCCTAATGGTGGATACCAGAAGGATGCAACCCAATGGGCAGCCGATATGATTTATCTAGGCACAGGACGTGACTCTGGTGAGAAGGACCCTACGGTTCAAGCCCTTGGTCTTGGTTCTCAAATTTACGGTGCCCGCGCTGACTTAATTATTGTCGACGATGCTGTGATGGGCACCAATGCCCACGAGTGGGAAAAGCAGATGGAATGGCTTCAGAAAGAAGTTATCACCCGTCTTGGTCGACACGGTAAGTTGATTATCGTTGGAACCAGAGTAGCACCAGTTGACTTGTACAAGATGTTGCGTGACCCAGGGCAATGGAGCGGTGGAGTCTCACCCTTTACCTACTGCGCTATGCCAGCAGTTTTAGAATTTGATGAAAAGCCAGAAGCGTGGAAAACCCTGTGGGCAGAAACTGACCAACAGGAAAACGGCAAAGACGAAGCACTACCTAATGGAAACTTTCCAAAGTGGGACGGACCTTCTTTGTTTAAGCGTCGTTCACAGGTATCACCATCTGTGTGGGCTATGGTCTATCAGCAAGAAGATGTCACCGAAGATTCAATCTTTAGTCCTTCTTGTGTAGCAGGTTCAGTAAACGGTATGCGTAAACGTGGACCACTTAAGGCTGGAACTCCTGGACACCCTACGCACATCGACGGTGCCTACACTGTCATCGGACTTGACCCTGCTATGGCAGGTGCTACTGGTGCAGTAATTGCAACTTATAACAAGTCTGATGGAAAAATTTATGTTTTGGATTGTGTCAATATGACAGAGCCAACTCCGCAAAAGATTCAAGACCTCATTGAAGAATGGGTTGTGAAGTACAAGCCACAAGAACTGCGTATTGAAATTAACGCACACCAGAAGGCTTATGCATTAGATGACAATTTACGCCAGTATCTAGCAGGTCACGGATGTCAACTTAACTCACACTTTACTGGCAAGAATAAATGGGACACATCATTTGGTGTAGCGTCAATGGCTTCGCTATTTGGCAATACACGAGATGGACGATTCCAAGATAACAACTTAATCGAACTACCAAGTAACGAAGGCTCTGAAGGCTTGAAGACTTTGGTACAAGAGTTGATTACTTGGAAACCTGATACACGAAATCCTACCGACTGCGTTATGGCATTGTGGTTTGCGGTTATCCGCATCCGCGAATTGATGCAGCAGTCATCCAGAGTGGGTCAGTACCAAACAAACAGATGGGCAACGAGAGCACAAATGGCTTCTCGTAGTTCCCTTAATTTAGACGACGCTTTTGCCTCACAATGGTCAGAGCAATACGGATAGGATAACAATGGCATTAACAATGGAACAGGTTGCAGCACGAGTTGCTTCGTTGCGCCTACGCAACCACGAACGTGATGCTCGTAACCTTGACGTACTTGCAGTCCGTAAAGGAAAAATTGCTGAAGTTTATCCTGACTTTTTTCCACAGGGCGTAGATGCAAACGTAGTAGCCAACTTTATTGATATCGTCGCACGCGACTTATCAGAAGTTATGGCTCCGCTTCCTGCAATCAACTGCTCTGCAGCAAACCAAGTTTCAGACCGTGCACGTCAGTTCGCTGATAAGCGCACACGTATTGCATCTAATTATTTCCAGCACTCTGACCTATCGGTCAATATGTACTCAGGCACTGACTGGTACATCACATATGGTTTCGTCCCTTTCATTATTGAATTAGACGAAGAAGCAAAACTGCCACGTATCCGCGTAGAAAATCCTATTGGGGCTTACCCAGAATTTGACCGCTACGGACGTTGTGTGGCATTTGCAAAGCGATATATGATGACATTGGGCGAACTTGTTTCCCAGTTTCCTGAGTTTGAGCGTCAACTACTAGGACCCCAAGGGTTCAAGCAGGACCTCAACCACCAGATTGAAATGATTCGTTACTATGACAAAGACCAATCAATCATCTATGTCCCTGCAAAAGATAATCTAGTTCTTTCACAAGCAAAGAATCCGCTTGGAAAGATGATGGTTGTTGTTGCACGTAAGCCATCCATCGATGGAGAACTACGTGGACAATTTGATGATGTACTTGGCATCCAGTTGCTACGCAATCGCTTTGCGTTGCTTGCAATGGAAGCAGCAGAAAAATCAGTTCAAGCACCTATCGTTCTTCCAAGCGATGTGCAAGAACTACAGTTGGGTGGAGATGCGGTTATCCGTACTAACAACCCAGCAGGTGTACGCCGTGTTGAACTATCACTCCCACAGGGTGCGTTCACTGAGCAGAACTTACTTAATCAAGAACTGCGCGTTGGTTCACGTTATCCTGAAGGACGAACAGGAAACATCAACGCATCAATCGTCACTGGACAAGGCGTTCAGGCTCTTATGGGAGCCTTTGATACTCAGGTAAAATCTGCACAAGCAATCTTTGCTGCAGCATTACGTGATGTAATTCAAATTTGTTTCTGTGTAGATGAAATGATTTACCCTGAAGAAAAAACAATTCGCGGAGTAGATTCAGGTTCACCTTATGAAATCACATACAAGCCAACTAAAGACATCAAGCAAGACTATTCTGCTGATGTTCGTTACGGTATGCTTGCTGGTCTTAACCCAGCGCAAGGTCTTATCTTTATGCTTCAGGCTCTTGGAGGAAAACTCATCAGCCGAGATATGGCAATGAGAGAACTTCCATTTACTGTAAACGTAACTCAGGAACTTGAGAAGATTGAAATTGAAGATATGCGTGCCGCATTACTTGGCTCGCTTACAGCCTACACACAGGCTATTCCGCAGATGGCAACTCAGGGACAAGATGCATCTGATGTAGTACGTAAAATTGCTGCGGTTATCAAGGCTCGTCAAAAGGGTCAAGCACTCGAAGACGCTATTGAAGCCACATTTGCTCCGCAGCAACCAGTTCCTCCTGCTGGGGCAGCATCTATGGTTGAGCAACCGTCCCCTGCTCCCACCGCTCCTCCAGCAGGAGGCGCTCCTTCTCCAGAACAGGGTGCACCGATTGCAACCCCACCACAGGGAAGACCAGATTTACAAAGCATCCTTTCAAGCCTGACATCATCAGGTGGAGCAAACGCAAGCGTAAGAACAGTTCAGCGACGTTAATGAGGTAGGGGACAATGACAACAATCGTTGGTGTGCAAACTGAAGACGGTTGCGTCATTGCAAGTGATTCACGCGTTGCAGAGGGTGGGAAAGTTTATACTCATCCTGAAATGGTAAAGGCGGTAGAACGTGGTAGTTATATTATCGCTGGCGCTGGTGACTATCGGGCTTTACAAGTTGCTTTACACGGATGGCAACCACCGCTAGTAAATGCAAAAGCAAAACAAAATCTTTATGAGTTTGTAATTAATAAAGTAGCACCATCACTTAAGGCAACATTAGTTGAAGCAGGAATTGAATTCAACAAAGGGTCAGAAAACTCTGAGTATAAATTTGAATTACAAATCTTAATTGCTATCAATGGAATCATACTTGAGATTGATAGTGACTTTGCAGTAGCAATGAATGACACAAATTTTTATGCAATTGGTTCAGGCGGAGATTACGCACTTGGTGCGCTACACGCAGGAGCATCTGTACTAGATGCGATGAGAATTGCAGCACTTAATAATAATGCAACATCTGCTCCATTTCATATACTTAAGCAAGAGATTAACTAGGAGGAACAATGGCAGGAAATCAGAACAGTGGCGGAATGCGCCCAACTGCTCCGCAGAATAATCCTGCAAATGTTTCTGCCACTGGTGGTAACGGTCAATCAGGACAGGCTAAACCAGGATATACAGGATTTGCATATGGTCAAAATGGTGCACTAGATGCACAAGCAGGAGCAGCAAAAATGCAAGGAGCACCTGCTGCTGCACCAGCACCTAAAGTTTCTGGTCCATCATTGATGGATATGGCAGCATTACACGAATCTCAACCTTCTGGTGTACCGATTACTGATGGTGTTGATTTTGGTCCAGGTCGTGGTTCTGATGCGCTTCCTAAGAACCTTAACCCTGACCGTCGCGTAATTGAGAATGCAGATTTAATTGCACGTTACTTACCCGATTTAATTAATGCAACCAGAGTACAGAATGCACCTGACTCATACAAGCGTTTTATTAACAAGTTAAAAGGGATGCTTTAATGCAATGGCAGGAAAATACATTCTTCGACCATTTGGATAAATTTGGCAACGCTCTTGGTGCTGAAAACTTTGGTATCGTATTTAGTTTGGCTAGCGTGCCTTGGCAGTCTACCCAAGATAGAGATGCATTTATCTCTGCAATCACTGGTGATGAACAAGCACCGACTCAGGCACCTATGCCTAACACAGAAGGCGTGGTGGGATAATGTCATTTTGGTCTAGTTTCACTGACGAACTTAAAGGTGCTGTATCTGGGCTTGGAAAAGCACTAGGTAGCGTAGGTGGAAATTTAATTAATCCAATTTCTGGACGTTCAAATGCTTTGAATCAATTTGCTATTGACCGTACTGTACGTCCTATTCTTCAAGCACAGGCACCAGGGATAACTGCTAAAGCACAAGAATCAATGATTGGCGTTATTACTAATAGTGCCACAAATAGAATTCAACAGTATGACCCTTTATTAGTTGCTGCAGACTATGCTGAAAAGAAAGCATTTACTCCAGCAAAAAGAGTGGTAGATACTGCTTTCTTACTTACTGACCCAAAAAGTCCATTGTATGACAATGGTGTGTATGGCAAGGGTATCCAGGCTTCCGATTTTCAGGCTGCTTATAACCGAACAAAAGATGTATCACTTGGAGTAGCATTTACAAAGTCATACCTTAATCCATTTCACGTAACTGGAATTTCAGATGCTATACTTTCAACTGGTAAAATTGATATAGATAGAGTAAATCTTTGGGATGACAAAAATGTTGAAAAGAACTTTACCGATAATGTAGTAGGTCGCTGGTTATCTGGAACTACTGATGCTTTTGTTGGCAATGGAGTAATTCTTGTTGCAACCGCAGGTGCTGCAAAAGGTGTAGGTATGCTTGGTCGTGCTGCAGGTTTAGGCACAACTATGAAGTCTTTTGATATTAAGACCTTAAAGAACTTTGAAAACAAAATTGATGAACACATTAGTGGAACATCAAAGACAGTGCTTGGCGAGGATATAACCCGTGCTGCTGCTTCAACAGATATTAATGAAATTGCAGATATTATTAAACCTCATACAAACAACCCACGTATGGCAGCCTTAATCCGTGATACACAGGACCCTGCAATTGTCCGAGACTTTATTCTTGCTGATAAAGGGTATGTTCCAGCCCTTGAGCGTCTAGCAACGGCTAAGCAATCTGATGGTTTATGGGTAATGAGCAACGCTGCAACAGAAATGTCAGCAGATTACATTGCTAATGGAACCACACGCAACTTAAATTTTGAACAACGCCAGCGTATTGCTGCAGCATTTGATGATTCTATTGCAAAAAACCCAGCACATCAAGATATTTATAATGCTTTCTTGCAAGATAGAACTGTTAAAGGTCCAATAAGCGAATCGCTTGCCGAACAAGGTGTTAAGGCTGGAGATGTTGATTCAGTTCCTCGTTATTGGGGTACAAACTATCAACCACCTGAGCCAATTATTGGAAGTGGCATCTACTCAAAGGCTCGCACGCGTGCATCTCAACTTCGCGCTGCAACCATAACTCGTGACTACAGTAATGTAGGAGGTTGGACTCAACGTATCATTGGTACTAAAGATGTTCCAACTGTATTAATTAAATTGGCAACTACAAAGATGCCTCGTGGTTTGATTACTAATTCAGGAATCCGTCCTAATGATGCTATTGAAGAAATTAATGCACATCTTGATGATTTGAAAATCTTCTCAAATGGTTCAACTATGATTAAGATAGATGGAACAACACAGCAGATTCCTGCTTCTGAGTACCGTCGCCGTTTAATTAGTGATTACTTGACCGCCCGTTCTGATTCAGAGCGTGGATTGGTAACTGACCGTCTAAATGAAACCCTTATCTACGATGTTGCTGCAACATACGGTGTAACTCGTGCAGAGATAAAAGGACTTGTTGAAAATTCAATGCAGACTGTCCGTAATTTCCATAATGATTTATCAACAACATCTTATGCAATGGACCCAAGTGGTACACGTTATGTCACAGATGCATTGACTCAACCTCAGTTGCGTAATGCTACACCTTTAGTAAATGTATCAACATTTGAACGAGATATCATTAACTCAAAGAAGGCTTTCTCGAAGGCTCGCACTGGCGCAAAGGTAACAACAGAGTTTGCCTATGAGACTGGAAACAAGTTATTCTCATTTACCCAACTTGTTCGACCATCATATATTGGTAAGAACTCTGTAATCGAGCCATTGCTTGTATCTGTATTGTCCCACGGTTCCCGTGCACTTACAGAAGAGTTTGCTTCATCTATAGGCAATGCTATCGATAATGCAAAGAATCGTTACATCCGTGCTATGGAAACAACTAATGTTGGTTCTATCAAGGCTAAGCGTGCACTTGCTGATGATTTTGAGAAACTTTCAAAAGAATACAAGCAGACAGTTCAATTACTTGAAGACCACGTTGCTGAGTATGCTAAGTATGACATTGACCCAATGGGTCGTTCTCCACAAACAAAGATTGAATATGGAGATATTGTTCGTCGAGATTTGAATGCTGCTGAAAAAGCACTTCGTTATATCGAAGAGAAGATGTATGATGCTGCTCCAGAGTTTACTGCTGAGATTCTAAAAACTCCTTCTCTTTACAACCTTACTCGTCGAGTAAAGTATCTTGAAAGCCTGGGTGGAACTCAGTATGCATCTGAAATTGCAAATGCTAAGTCTGCAATTGTAAAGGCTGCTGGAGATATCGAAACACTTGCTCCTAACCTCAAGGCTGTAGATGCATCTATTGCTGATGCATATAAAAAACTTGAAGAAAATATTCAAGGCTTTGGAACATTGCACGCTAAGAAGGCTGACCTATATGTAATCACAGAAGGTCGTTCTGTAAAGTATGGTCCTCAAAAGGATGCAACAATTGTTATGCCTAATGGTCAGAAGATTGAAGGCATACCACAGTATGGTGATAAGAATTTCCAAGGCGATGGATATCGTTCTGAAGTTTCAAATACACATACAAAGAACATTGAAATTACTGGAGACAAAATCTTCGCACAGAAGACAAACCTTCTTGACCGTAAGGGTCCTAAGGGTGTAACAAATGTTTCTAGTCCTCATTACTTTGATGAGTTAGCCTATGTTACTAATACATATATGCGTGGAGATGTACTGATAGATAGAATCTTATCTGGTCAATCACGTGCAGATTTGCTTGAGTGGAGCAAAACTCGTCAGGCTCGTTCATATGCTTATGAATTTGGTAAAGACGCTAGCGATATTGTTAACATTATTGACAATCAGATTTCCTATGTTAACCGATATCTTCCATCTGCTGAGGCTCAGGCTTTGGCAGCAAAGGGAGAGGTTAACCCAACACAGTTAGCACGAGTTCTTTCTGAAAACCCTGAACTACTTACACCAATTCAGCCACTTGAGATTGCATATTCAATTAACTCAAGCGGAGCACAGAAGTTCTCTGATGTAATTGATGCATTATCTGCTAAGGCTTGGACAACTCTCGGCACACCAGAAAACAAGTTCCGATATGCTTGGGCAAGTAGAGAATTTACTACAAAGAACAAAGCAAAACTTCAGTCTTTGGTTGCACAGGGATACGAGATTGACTCAACTGTTATTAATGGAATTAGACAGTCATCAGCAGCAGAGGTTGTACAGGAACTAGAGAAGACTTTCTACTCTATCCGTCGTGCTAATCGTGCCTTGTATATGGCTCGTACTGTTCTTGCTTTCCCAACCGCATCTGCAAGTGGTATTTATCGCTATGCTCGCTTAGCAGTTAATAACCCTTCACGCTTTGGTGTGTTTCTAAATAGTTACTACGGATTGTACAATACCTTTGGTGTTGACAAGTATGGTAATAAGGTAGATAACCCACTAGATGCACAGTTCCTTGTAGTTCCAGGAACAAAAGAAATGGGAATCAATGCTGGTCGTGGTTTACTATTTAGTGCCCGTGCTACAGCATTTACTGTCAACTTTGCTGGACCTTCATACCTAGTGCCTATTGCATTAGGTACTGTTTATGCTCATAAACAAGGCGCTGATGTACAAGTTAAGAAAATTGTTGATAATACTATTGGCAAGTATCTTCCAGGATATTCATATGATGAACTGTTCCCATTTGGTGTAGATACAAATCCGCTTAAGGGATTCCAGCGTGGCATTACTCCAGGCTGGGCACCAGCATTACACAAGTATCTTAACAAAGAGGGAGATTCCTCAATTGACTGGATTAACTCATTAACATCTGAGTATAAGTATCAGCAGTTTATGTATGATGCCAAGATTGGTCCTAAGCCAACTGAGGCTAGCATTGTAAATCAAACTAAAAAGAATTACTTGGTTAAGTTCTTGTGGCAATTTGGTTCTATTGTAGGCTCACCTGCAGTTGTAGAAACAAAGCCAATGGGCGTATTCCAAGACTTGTTCAATGCCAAGGCTGATTCATATATGGCTATGAAGAACAATGATGGAACTGCAATGTATAACCGTACTGAGGCTGCACAACTTGCAGAAGATTATGTCAATACAACACTTCGTCTTCCAAAGGGTACGCCTTTGAAGGATGTTGTTAATCAGAATCCTTTTTCAAAGTCTACTTATATACCAAAAAGTCAAGATGCTATTGATAGAATTTATAATGATTATCCTAATCTTGCAAAGCAACTTGGTAACCTAGACAAGAGCGGTATGCTAATTGGATTATTAACTGCTGACCTTCCAAAGGGTTCTAACCCACAGGCTGGTCGTTATCTTGATGACCCAAATCGTACACTTCCTGGTGGAATTTTTCTTAATAACAGAATTAAAAATGTTAATGAACTTAAGAATAACCTTGAGGTTTCACGTTACTGGGCAAAGTATATCAAGGTAAAGGATGAGTGGGATGCTGCAGCCAAAGAGGCTGGATATGCAAGTTATCGTTCAGTTCCAGAACTTGTTGCTGGTCTTCAAAATTATGCAGCAGAACTTGGACAAGAAAGTCCAGTATGGAACACAGTATATAAGTCAAGCATCAGCGGTAACAACGCTGTAAAACAGGCTATTGGTATGCAGACAATTCTGAATGACACCAAGTATTCAAAAGAGTTTGGTAATACTCAGTTTTGGAAAGATGCTAAAAGATTCTTGTACTGGCGTGATGCTTATGTAAAGGCTATGGCAGATACCCCTGTTGGGTACAAGGCTAAGATTCAAGAGTCTTGGGTTGGTTGGCTTGATGAAAGTCGCAATGACTTTGACCCTAACTTAATGAACATTATTGATAGGTACTTTATGAACGACAAATTAACGTCAACAAACGTAGCGCCTAAGAAAGTAAAGGAGAATAAATAATGGTAGACCCAGTAATCCCAGTATTCTCCAAAAAAGGTTCAACGGCTCAAAAGACTTATATCTGGATGGCTGATTCAAAAGGTAACTACACTAAAGTTGAAGCCTCTATTGCAAAAAAGTCATTTGCTACTCTTGGTCCAGATGCATTAGTTAGTCTTTCACAATTCTTGCAAGCAACAAATGTTGCTACGACCACAACATCCCTTAAATCATTATGGGATAAAATGGTTGATGGTGCGGTTGTACAGTATAAGGCTGGAAAGAAAAGCAGCCCACTAGATGTACTTCAGATTGCAATTAAGAATACACCAGTTAATACTGGAGTTGTATCAACATATGTAAAAGATTATGACCCAGTAACTGCTAATGCTTATCTTAATAACATTGCGTTATCTATTGGCTTTGATGTTAATGGTCTTACATCTGAAGAAAAAACTGACTTTGCCAAGAAAATTAAAGAAGCAGCAGGAACCTCTGGCAAGCAGACTACAAAAGTTATTAACCCAAAGACTGGTGCTACAGAAACAACAGTAGTACCAGATACATTTGACCCAAAGACGTTTACTGAAAACTGGTTATGGTCAAAGGTAAATCTAACTGATGTTACAAAGATGCCAGCCAAGGCAATCACAGCATTGTCAAGTGTGCGTCAAGTATTGCGTGGATATGGTATTGACCACCTAAGCCCAGTTGAAGTTAATAAGTTAGGTGTTGACTTGGCTTCTGGTAAAACAAGCATTGCTGCAATTCAAGAGCAATTCTTACCTGAGGCAATCAAGAACTATCCACTACTTGCTGACAGATTGAAAGCAAATCCTGGTACATCAGTAATGCAACTAGCATCTACTGCAGTTGGCAACATTGCTAAGTGGCTTGAGATTGACCCAGATACAATTGATTTAACTAACCCTTACCTTGATAAGTATCTACGCCCAGATGGTATTGCTGGCAAAGCACCTATGCCATCAATGTCAGATTTTATTAACACACTTAAGTTGAGTCCAGATGCAGAAAAAACATCTTGGGCTAATGAGGCTGCACGTAGTGCTGCCACTGGCTTAGCACGAGCGATGGGATTCGGAGTATAATGAGAGACCTAAATACAGGTATTGTTACACCAGCCCCAGTAATTGTTGATGAGCAAGCAAAGGCTGCAGCAATGCGTGCAGCAACAGCAGCAGCGCCAGCAGCGGCTGCACAGATTGCTAAAACACCAGACCAACTTCTTTTAGAAAAAGCACAAGGAATGATTGTTGATAAAAAGGCACAACTTGCTGACCTTTATGTATCACAAGGATTAAATCCAGATGGTTCAAAGAAAACTAATACTCAAATTTTGCAAGAAAAACAAACAGCAACAGCAGCAGCCCGTACAACAGCGGTTGCAGCAGACCCACTTCTTAATAAAAGTGTTCAACCATCTGCACCTGCTGGTTATAAATATACTTGGATTGGTGGAACTGATACTGGTTCTTGGCAACTATATAAACTTGCTGACCCAGTTGCAGGTGCCTCTCTTGGAGGCGCAGGAGCAGGTGGAAGTGGAAACGGTAGCGCAACTGCTGCAACTATTACCCCAACATCTATTGCCTCTACGCCAAGTCCAGTAGCATCTCTTGCTATTGATACATTCAAGGGAACACTTGCATTATTCTTTGGTCAAGGCGAGATGTCACAACCTTGGGTTAATGAACTATATAATTTAGTTAATCCACTTTATAAGACTGGTTCATCCGTTGATGAAGCATTTAACTTGGCACTTCAACAGGGTCGTAATAATCCTAATCTTAAAGCATTCACTGACCGCTTCCAAGGTATCTATGCATTGCAAGATAAATTGGTTGCAGGTCAAGCAGTTCTTGTACCAACTATCGCACAGTACACAGCAGCCGAGGCTGGTATGGGAAATGTACTTCGTCAAGCAGGACTTGGAAGCATTGCTACTCAGCAGTATCTTGGAACTGTAATTGGTAAGGGACTTAGCGTTACCGATGTTGGAAACTACATCAACAATATTTATAACGAGATTCAGAATCTTCCACAAGATATCAAGGATAGCGTTATGCAACACTACCCAGGACTTGACAATGTTTCATTGGCTAAGGCAATCTTAACTGGAGATAAGGGATTCACTCAACTTCAGAAAGAACTTACAGCACAAGAGATTCAAGGTGTTGCTGCTAAGCAGGGTCTTGGAACATACAACCCAACTACTGGTAAGTACAGTGGTATTTCTGATGCACAGTCTATGGACCTTGCAGGTCAAGGATTCAATATGGCAACAGCACAATCTGGTTTAACTAAGGCTGCTATTGCTGCACCAACGGTTGACCTACTATCTAATATCACAGCGGGTGCTACACCTATGACCCAGGCTGATATTGTAAATGCAACAGTTGGTGGTCTTGCTTCACAGCAACGCAAATTAGATTTACTTGCACAACAAGAAGTAAATCGATTCCAAGGTGGTTCAGGTAATGCACCTGGTGCTTTCTCAACTGGATACCTAAGACGTACATCAGCAGCAGGGTTAATCTAAACAACTAATATCCTGAGCGGACCCACCAGCCCCGCCAGCGTAACAGACTGGTAGTAAGAGCCAGCCCATTTCCCCGAATGGAACCTGAGGCTTACGACTAACAACGAATAGAAGGGTGGTTGCTATGAGCAACAACTACTGGGATGAAGACGAAGACGACCTAGATACAACTGATGACGCACCGATGGACGGAAGTGACTTACTTAAAAAGTTACGAAAAGCCAAGCGTGCAGACGAGAAACGTATTAAGGAACTCACTGAGCAACTCGACGGATTGTCAAAACAGCAGCGTGAGCGTACAGTCAAAGAAGTCCTAGAAAAGAAGGGTGTAAATCCAAAAGCACTTCGCTTAATTCTCAAGGATATTGACGATGTTTCAGAAGAGTCAGTGAATAACTGGCTTGATGATAACGGAGATTTATTCGGGATTACGAGGTCTGAAGATGCACCAGCAGTAAGTGAGATTGACCGTGCTGCATTACGCAACCAGGACAGTATCACTCAAGGTGCAACAACACCTGACCGAGCAGAAAATTTAGAGATGCGTCTTGCTAATGCAGAATCTGCAGAAGAGATTATTTCACTTTTACGCTCACAACAATCATAGTTTCCTAGTCACTTGGAGGTGACATAAATGGCTAATGCCTACACAACCACAGGGTCGTCCTCTCTCGGAGGTACACTCGGAAGTGCTGGTCTAGTTCAGAAGGCGTATGACCGTCTTCTTGAGTTCGCCCTCCGTGCAGAACCCCTAATTCGTTCTGTCGCAGATAAGACTCCTACTAACCAGTCAATCCCAGGTTCAACGGTTGTTCTACAACGCTACGTTGACCTATCAGCAGTATCTTCTGCACTAACAGAAGATGTTGACCCAGATGCAGTAGCACTGTCTACACCAACTACAACTACTATTACTCTTCAGGAGTACGGTAATTCAGTTCTTGTAACACGTGCATTGGAACTCTTCAGCCTTGCTGATGTAGACCCTGCAATCGCTAACATCATCGCGTTCAACCTTGCAGATTCAATCGACGGAATTGCTATGACAGCACTTCGCGGCGGAACAAACGTAATCTACTCAGGTTCAACTGCTACATCTACAGCAACAATCACTGCTGCTGCAACACTATCTTCTGCTAACGTCCGTAAGGCTGTTGCAAAGTTACGTGCTGGTAAGACAATTGCTCGCAAGGGCTCACTATACTGGGCTGGAATCCACCCAGAAGTTTCACACGACCTTCGTGCTGAGACTGGTTCATCAGGTTGGTTGCTACCAAACCAATACGGTTCTGCACAGGACCGCATCTGGGCTGGCGAGATTGGAACATACGAAGGCGCATACTTCGTAGAGTCACCACGTCTATACAACACAACAGACGGTGCATCATCTGCACGTGTCTACCGCACAATCCTTGCTGGACAGCAAGCATTGGCACAGGCAGTTGCAGAAGAGCCACACGTAGTCATCGGACCAGTAGTTGACAAGTTGATGCGTCACCGCCCAATGGGTTGGTACGGCGTACTTGGCTTTGCTCGCTACCGCGAAGAAGCACTATACCGAATCGAATCAGGTTCATCAATCGCTTCATAATTGATTGACGGGTGGGGCTAGGGAAACCTAGCCTCATCAGTAAGTTCATTAAGGAGAACAATGGCAACTTATAAATTCAGTACACCCTATGTACTAGAAGGTCCATCAGGTAAGCACCGCTTGTTCTACTTCGCAAAGTTGCGTAAGGGCATAACTATCGTCAAGTCTGGCGGGGTTTACTCACAAGTTAGATACTCAGTTGACAATGACTTAGATGCTTACGATGAAGTTTATCGTGGTGGCTATATCACTACAGGAGTAAGTGAAGCAACAAAGGCAGCATTAATTGCTGGTGGAGTTGACGTTACCGAAGCAAACTTTATTGCAGAATAGGAACACAGTGGGACATCAACATATTAGTAAGGTCCTTGATTGGGGCTTTACGGCAGAGCACGATTTTATAGCAACTCGTTGGGGTTGTGTGCTTTGTGAAGTAACTGCTGATAAGCCATTTGAGTATGAAGATATATCTATCGACCACACAAAGTGCGACGATGATTGTTTTGGCTGTAAGGCGAAAGGTCTTCAATTAAACACTGGAGACACAACACGAGATATTCCTGATAAGAAATGGAACTCGGAACTACAAGCATACAGGGATGCACGTGCCCAGGGTATGCAACCATCAGGTACACGTAGGGCTGATATTGAAGCAGCCTATACGGCATCTGAAACTTTAGGCAAGGCGTACAACTCAGAGACGATGCCTAGAGCAAAGCACATCAATAAACAAACTACCGAAGTACTCAAAGAAATAGGAGCAGTCTAATGGCTAAAATGGAAATGTACGCATCAAAGGGCGCAATGAAGAAGCACGAAAAGGGCGAAGGCTCAAAGATGCAGATGATGGAAAAGAAGGCTGGAATTAAGAACGTAGTCAAGAAGTCTTCAACAAAGAAGATGGGTAAGAAGAAGTAAATGCCAACACCTAAACCACTTACAGGACTAGATGCAATTGCTGCATTGCAGAAGCAAGTATCACCCAAGGGTGTTGCAGCATCAGAAGCAAAGGCTCGCAAAGCAATTGATAATCAGTATCCAGGACTTTATGTTCCTGCGGTACGCACTACTGCTGGAGTTAAGAAGAAGTGAAAAAACATCCAGGATTCAAAGCAGTTGCATCAGGTATTGCTAAGAAGCAAGGTATCTCAGTAGAACGTGCTTCAGCAATCGTCGCAGCAGGTGCTCGCAAGGCGAGCAAGTCTGCAGTCAAAGCCAACCCACGTCTGAAGAAAATCTCTGGCGTAAAAAAGGGTAAGTAATGAAGAAGCCAACTAAGGCAGCAAAGAAGACCGCAAAGGTTATGCACGAGTTCAAGGCTGGAACTCTTCACTCTGGTAAGGGTGGAAAGATTGTCAAGAACCCTAAGCAAGCAATTGCTATCGCCCTATCAGAAGCAAAGAAAGTGAAGAAAAAATAATGCCACGTACACAAGCAAAAGATTATTCAAACGTTGACAAGCAGCACAAGCCTGGCACAAAGGGAAATCCTGTTGCAGCAATTATGACTCCACCACTAACACGTGGAGCAACAGTTCCTGTTGGTCAGCCAACACAGCCAGATACACGAATGAAATAAAAATGACTGAGGCTTGGACACGTAAAGAGGGTAAGAACCCTAAAGGTGGTCTTAACGCAAAGGGTAGAGCATCTTATAAGGGTGGAACTCTTAAGCCTCCAGTCAAGTCTGGGGACAATCCTCGTCGAGCATCTTTCCTAGCACGTATGGGAAATATGCCAGGACCAGAACGCAAGCCAAATGGTGAGCCAACACGTTTGTTGTTATCACTTAATGCTTGGGGTGCTAGTTCAAAGGCTGATGCTAAGAAAAAAGCAGCAGCAATCTCTACTAGAAATAAAGGTAAAAAATGAAGAAAGAAGTTTGGGATACACCTAATCCTAAAAAGAAATCAAAGCCTTTAACACCAAAACAAAAGACATCAGCAAAGGCAACAGCCAAAGCAGCAGGTAGGAAATATCCTAACCTTGTTGACAATATGCGTGCAGCCAAAAAGAAATAACAAAGGTGGGGACAATGAAAGAAACAGTAGCAATCGCCTGGTGCGATAACGGTATGGTCGATGGCAAGTTTATGCAGGGTGTCACTGATGTAATGCTTCACTCAGGGGCTAACGTAGTGACTACCCTGCGTAGCCAGGGCAACCAGATAGCAAGACAACGCGATAAGGTAATCAATTACTGGTACGACAATAACAAATCTGATTGGCTATTCTGGGTTGACTCAGATGTAGTAGTCAGTCCTGATACGTTTAACATCCTATGGGATAGCAAAGATGCTAAAGAGCGTCCGATAGTCAGCGGTGTTTACTTTACTACTGACC